TAAAAGAGCTACAATAAGAACAGCACCTAAAAAAGATTTTGTTAATTCTTGGTGAACTAAATGTTTAAATCTGACTTACCTAGTATTATTGTTGCTGGTACTACTATTGAATGGGTAGATGAAGCTACTACTGCTGGAATAAATGAAACCATAAGTAGTCCTGATTGGACATTGGAATATTATTTGAGAACTAATACAGGTGGTGAAGGACATACTGTAACTGGTACACAATATGCAAACAGTACAGGCTGGCAATTTACTATTAGCTCTACTGATTCTGCTAATTTTGATGCAGGTAATTGGTTTTGGGCTGCAAGAGCATTTAAGAGTGGTAAAGTTTTTGAAATAGGTACAGGAGAGCTAGAGGTAAAACAATCATTACAATATACTGGCACACCTACACCTATTGATAACAGAACACAGACAGAAAAAGATTTAGATGCTGTTACTGCTTGTATTAGGGCATTGATAGAAGATAAAGCACAGGAATACAGCATAGGTAATAGAACATTTAAAAGAATAGATATTAAGGAACTCAGAGCAAGAGAGGCAGAACTAAAAAGTAGAGTATTTAGCGAAAAGCGGTATAGTTTAAAAAGTCAGGGTTTAGGAGACCCTAAAAACCTTTATGTACGCTTTTAGGAGAGTTAAATGGGCTTAAGAAACGCTTGGAAGGGCTTATTTACATCTAATAATGACTTAAATAGCCGTAGAAATAGGTTAAAAAGAATGTATGCAGGTGCAAGAGTAGATAGAACTAACCTTAGTTGGATTACACCTTTATCATCACCAGATCAAAGTTATAAAAACTCTATTGAAACTCTTAGAAAACGTGTACATGATTTAGTACGTAATAATAATTATGCAGCACAGGCGGTTAGATATGCAACTAATCAGATAGTTGGACAGGGTGTAACTATGCAAGCACAAATAAAAAGTCAAAGAGGCGGTACACCTAATACTAGGTTAAATGAGTCTATAGAAAGTGAATGGAGTAGATGGGGTAGAAAAGATAGCTGTGATATACGTGGTGTTTTATGTTTTTCTGAACTTGAAAGACTTGCAGTAAGGTCAATGATAGAAAGCGGTGAATGTTTTATTGTTATCCATAGAAAAGCCTATGGTAGAAGTAAAATACCTTTTTCATTAGAGATATTAGAGGCAGAACAATTAGATGCAGATTATAAAGGTGTAAAAAAGAATAATAAAAATGTATGGCGTTTAGGTATAGAGATAAGTCCAGAAGGTAGGGCAGTAAGTTATGCGTTTTTAAAGAAACATCCTGGTGATACTACATTTGAAACACCTGTAAAAGAAAGAAGGCATATTATTGTACCTGCAAAAGATGTAATACATTTATTTCTGCCACTAAGACCAGGCCAGCATAGGGGTGTACCTTTTTTAGCTAGTGCAATAAATCATTTACATCAGTTAGATGGATATATAGAAGCAACTGTTGTAGGTCAACGTGCGAGTTCTGCACTTATGGGATTTATTACAAGTCCAGAAGGTGAACTAGATGCTGGTGGTGAGGTCTTTGATTATGAACGTGTTAGTGGATTTGAGCCTGGAACTTTTAAATATCTAGCACCAGGAGAATCAATATCTGTACCTGATTTAGATAAAGCTAATGGTGAGTTTGAACCATTTGTGAGGGCAATGCTTAGAAGTATGGCTAGTGGTCTAGGTTGTAGTTTTGAAGCAATATCATCTGACTATTCACAATCTAATTACAGCAGTAGCAGGTTAGCAATGATGCAAGATAGAGATCATTGGAGAACTATACAGAAGATGCTAAAGGAAACTTTTTATCAGCCTATATATGAATACTGGTTAGAAATGGCTGTACTAAGTGGTACTTTGTCTTTACCTACATATTCAACAACACCAGAAGTATATGAAAAAGTTAGATGGGTATGTAGAGGATATAGCTATGTAGATCCACAGAAAGAAGTAGCAGCTATGAAAGATGCAGTTAGGTGTGGATTTAAAACATTAACAGATGTTGTTAGTGAAAATGGTGGGGATATAGAAGAACTGCTAATAGCTAGACAGACAGAACTGGCAAAATTAGATGAAATGAATATTATTACAGATAGTGACCCATCAGCTACAAATAAATCTGGTGGTAGTCAATATAAACCTATAAATACTGTAGATCCTTTTGGTGATACAGATGCACCTACTGGTGAGGATGCAGAAAATGTAGCGGATGGTTCAGATGGCAGTTATTAATGGCACAGAAATAGACCTTATGCCTACAGCAGGTATGAGGGAAGAAGCACAAAGGTATAGAGATTGGAAATCAGAAGGTGAAGGTGGTGGTACAGAAGTTGCTGCAAGAAGAGCAACACAAATATTAAGCGGTAATGAATTATCACCTGATGTTGTAATTGCTATGTCTGCTTGGTTTGCAAGACATTCTGTAGACAAAGAAGCAGAAGGTTTTAGACCTGGTGAAGATGGCTACCCTAGTAATGGCAGAGTAGCGTGGGCTGCTTGGGGTGGTGATGCAGGTAAAAGTTTTTCTGATGCAAAATCAGCTAGAATAAAAGAATTAAGAAACAATGATGCTATGCCTAAAACAAAACGTACAGCAAAACGTGCAGAACCAGATGAACTATCTGTAGGTGATTCAGTAAGATGGAACTCTAGTGGAGGTGTTGCAAGAGGTGTTATAGATTCTATTGAACGTGATGGAACTATAAATGTACCTGATTCCAGTTTTGAAATTACTGGTACAGAAGATGACCCTGCTGCATTGATTACTGTCTATAGAGAAAATGATGGTGAATATGAGGCAACAGATGTAAAGGTAGGTCATAAATTCAGCACACTTACAAAGATAGATTCATTAAGAAGTGTTACAAAAGTATTAAAACGTAGCGGAGAAACATCTTTTTCTGAAAAAGAAGAAAACACATATGAATTTAGTTTTAGTAGTACATACCCTGTGGAAAGATCATTTGGTACTGAAATACTAAGTCATGACGAGGGTGCTATAGATTTTGGAAGGCTAAATGGTGGCGTAGCACCAGTGTTATGGAATCACAATATGGATTCTGTTATAGGTATTGTTAGAAATGCATATCTTGATAAGGAAAAGAAAAAAGGTCGTGCAGTTGTTGAATTAAGCAGAAATGCAAAGGCACAGGAAGTAAAAAGAGATATAGATGACGGCATTTTAAGTGCAATTAGCGTAGGTTATCGCATTTTAGAAATGGAAGAACGTGAAATAAACGGATCTAACGCTTTTCTAGCGACTCGCTGGGAGCCACACGAGGTATCGGTTGTTGCAAGTCCTGCCGCACCAGATGTAGGCATATCTAGAGGATTAATTGATGAAAACACTATGCCTAGTGTTGAAAAACAAGATATGATAAACAGTAAGCGTGTATACGCAGCGTCTACTGACGCACAACAGCCCAATTCTAAAAAACAATCAACTATGGAAAAAGAGCAACTTGATCTAGAAGTTGTGCGTAGTGAAGCTACTAAAAAAGCAGCATCAGCAGAACGCACAAGAATTAGAGAGATCAACGCAATGTGTTCTAAGCGTGGTTTTGATGACCTAGCAGAACAGTTAATTAACAATGGTTCTTCTGTAGATTCATGCAGAGCAGCTATCTTAGAAAGAATAGATGCAAAGCCTGTAGAAACAGCAAAGCCTATTGAAGAGCAGCTTTCACCAAAAGAAAGAGAGCAGTATGCAAGAGACTACAAAATTACTTCTGGTATTAGAGGTCTTTTAACAAATGATTGGTCAGATAAAGCATCTGGTTTTGCTAGAGAAATTTCACAGCAGATAGCAAAAGATTCACAGAGATCTAATAGCTCATCTTCTTTGTTTATTCCTTATAGCTCACTAGCAAAAAGAGCTACATATGTAACTACTGGTGCAACAACTGGTGGAAATATCGTAGCTACAGATTTACTTGCTGATGACTTCATTGAAGCATTAAGAAACAGCACAGTAATGGTTGGTTTAGGTGTACAGACATTATCAGGTTTAGTTGGTGATGTTGCTATCCCTAGAAGATCAGGTGTTGCTTCTACTGGCTATCTAGCTAATGAAACTACTGCACTATCTCAGGCAGAAAGTACATTTGACCAGATTTCAATGACACCTAAGACTTTAGGCACATTATCTAAGTTTTCTAGAAATATGCTTATACAGTCAACACCAGGTATTGAGGATCTAGTTAG